ATTTTCTAATTTATCAATAAGGTTATTCTTAACCCCAATACTGAAGTCAAGTAATACCATATTCCTTTGATCTTCATATTCACTATTAGTTATAATACCCCTAGACAATTGATTAGATAAACGATCAAATCTATCTAAAGTTTTCTGATAAAGCAGTTCCATTCTTTCATCGCTAGTCATATTTTTACCTTTCGTTGTTGGTTATTATTAAAATCTTGGGTAATGAATAGGATTACCAGAACTAATATGAGAAGTAATATTTATTCTCTCATCTCCGATAATTGCTGTATTGTTTACATTACCCGTAACACAAGGTGAAACAATACGCTTTTTTTGAGGACCAAACTTTTGCTTAGATACTTCATAATCAGCAGTCCAAGCATAAACAGTAAACTGATCTCCAACTTTACGCAAACGCTGTCTCTTAGCGTATAGCAATTTAGAAACTGTAGACATACGCATTGCTTTACCTGTATCTAATAACGCTATAAAGAAAGTCTCATTATTTTGTGTAATCTCACGCACTTCCGTAACAATTCCATAAACTGTATTTTTATCTGATAATTTATTACCGACTAATGATCCGAATATAGGCTTACTCATATACTATTCCTTTCCCTAAGATAATGGTTTATATTGGTGATTATACGCACAAATAGCGCACAAATAGTGCGCTAATTTCTTGATATTTAGACTGAATAATAGTGAACTCATTGGCTAACTATTGTATCGGGCATATGGCTCAAACAAAACCTGCGTAATAATATTTCTTTTATATTTCTTTTGTGTCGGAAAACTGGTGAAAAGCCTGTCTCGTTTTATATAAAAAATTATATAAAAAATTTTGCAGGGGGTCGTGTAAGATTACAGCCGTGTAAGTTAGGGAATTATATCAGGGATTAGATAATGTTTTATCTAATGTTTCACCAAGCACATTTTAGCCAATATTTTACACAATTTTAGTATATGTTTTTTAGGCTACTAGCTGGTTATTTCTTTTTTGATTTCCCAGACGGATTCTTAGTTTTTGGCTGAGCGAGCGCTCTAGCGTTAGCCTTAGTTGATTCATCAGACAATTCTATAAGGTAATCTATCATATTACCCTCATATAACATTCTACCTAAATGACCAATCTCAATACCTGGATCAACCCAAACTTTACCGTCAATCTTTTGCCAATATCTACAGAAACCATAATCCTCAGAAACAAATCTACCATCATCATCAACATAAGAATTAAAGAAAGCGTATGTATAATCTAATTCTGCACCTTTCATACTACCTGTGTCATCATTAAATTTTAACTCAGGATAGGCAACAATTAGTTTTTCAAATACTTCTCTTTTAATACACATAAAGCCAGTACCAGCATCGTGAACTGATATTGCACCATTATCTGTTTCAATAACATTATTTCCTTTTTTAACTGGGTTCACAACAAAGCGAGTTGATTTCTTACCCAAATCTTTGCTCGCAATCCCGTTATTAACATTTTTGATTACCTTGTCCCAATTAATCTCTTTAATTGGGTAAGAGCCAGTAATAATATCTTTATCATGCCATAGAAGCTTTACAATATCTTCAGCCTTAAAACTAAGATCAACATCAAGAAAAACTAAGTGTGTAAACTGTGGATTAGCCATAAACTTAGCGACAAGGTTATTCCTTGCCCTATTGATTAAAGAGTCAGTAACTGTGCTAACCCCGAACTTTAATCCGATATCCTTACAATACATAACTGTCTTCATAAAAGACATAAAGAAAGGTTCAGTCAATGACCTATCATAACATGGAAGCGCAAACATAGGACACCATGAGTCAATATCTTCTCTACCAATTTCAATATTCTGTTGTTCCATTTGTAATGTCATATCTATATTATGGCATAAAAAAAAGCCCTGCGCTGGCTAGGCGCAGGGCTTTATGGTATTTATTTTTTATATAATTATTTAGTCTTGACCTTGGTTTTTACACCAGCAATTTCGCTAGTCTTAGCCGAAAGATTATTAACTGCTGTAACACCTGTCTCGGTCACATTCTTTACATTACCAACACGAGTTGCCTTGAAGAATAGCGCATCAGTTGTTGAATCAAAACGGATAACGATTTTGTAACCCAACTTCTTAGCCTGAGCACGAATTCTTTGTTGCATTGAATTATAAGCATTACCAGCTTTAATTCCATCAATACGAACTGAATTGCCATCTTTTGCCGACTCATTCAGTGCAGCAATAATCATATTCAATTCTTCAGACTTGCGACCAGCTCTTGCGATTTCTGGAAGCGTATCTACTTTATTCATCTTTAGTGTTGTCACTTGATTTCTCCTATGGTTGGTTTGTTTTGTTAGGAAGCCATTTTGACTACCTATTGCTTAGATAAGACCATATCAGGCTTTATGGTAAAAAACTCATCAGGGAGCAAAAAACTTCTAAAAACTAAAAGAAATTTATTTTTTGACTTCAGGCTCAACACTATTGGCGATATATTCTTTCAGCTTTTGATTTTCCAGTTTCAGTACAGTAAGATCAACATGTGCTGATGCTAATTGCATTGCCAATTGACTAATCACTTCTTCATGAGTAACTTTAAGATTATCTAGAGATTTTCCAGCCATGGTGACGCATCCTTTTCTTCATTGAATCCTGGAAAGAATTGTCCAGTATCTTTATTATACACTGTAACTGTTCCAAATTCTGGCATATCTTCATTCTCTTCCCAATATTTATCTGGAGATAAAATTTCAATTTCTACCTCTGCCCCAATAGCCATATTTTCAACACAAACAAATACCGCACCAGCAACCGCATCTGCTAAGTCTTTTGAACCTGAACTTGGGTGATCAATTTTATTATTACCAAATAACCTAAGTTTTAAAAGCTCTTCTTCAACTAAAAGATCATTCCAATATCCACGCAATCTTGTATCATAAATAGCAGTCATTAATGTATCAAAGTCTGTTTTCTTAACGCTATGAAAATCCGCATTAATACCTTGAGCTCTTAAGCTTTGAATCATTTCAATAGATTGCCATCTGTCAAAAGTAACTTTAGCAACATCAAATTTTCTACATAAGTCCAAAATCATTTGTCTAATAGATGCAAAGTTAATTTCCTGGTTAACAGACGCTTCCCATGAGTAAACTAAATCAACATTAATAATAGGAAGATTTTCAACACCCATTAATGTTTTAACTTCTTTAAGTCCAGTACAATGAACCATGCTAAGCGCAGCTCTGTCTCTCTTTAAGGCTAAGTCAATATGAATAAATCTTACTTGACCATCTGTTTTATTAAACCAAGGTTTAAAATTACCTTCTTCATCAACAGGATCTTCACTATACATAAAAGCTTTTCTAACTAATTCAGGATCTCTAAAGTAAGCATCTTCCATGTTAGGAGGCTCACATTCAAATCTAGCTCTAGCTTCAACAGGATTTCTAATATATTCCGATTCTAATTGCTCACGCTTAATAGTAGGATTAACTTCCCATGTTGCAGCTTTAATAGTCCAAGTCTTAGGTTCCTTCTTTTCTCTAGAATTAAAATATCTTTGTTGAATAAAGTCACCTTTATAGCGGGGGAAAGACAATAGAATAACTTTACCGACTTCTGGAAAGCGAGACATAATAGAAAGCTTAGACATATTGTAAATCGCAGACGCAGATCCCTTTGATCTCGTTTCTCCACGCAATTCAGCATCTGTTTTAAAAGCAGCAATTTCATCCAAAATAATTGTCATTACTTCATAACCTTCCCAACCTTCAGATTCAGAGTGACCAGAAAAGCATCTAACAGGTTTAGAAAAGAAAAATATTTCTGATACTCTAGGTTCAAATCCAACTTTATTAAAGTAAGGAGATCTAAGCAATAAGTTCTTTAATGGTTCAAAGAATACTCTCTGGGCTTGCTGAGCGTTTACAGCAAGGTTTAGAAGGTCAATATACACACCATGAGCTTTCCCATAATAAATTAATGGATCTCTTAAGCAATGGATAAGATATACCGTATAAGCCATTGATATTCTTGCACAATGGTCTTTACCAGACCCTTTGCCTAGCATACAAATAACTTCATTGTCAGTATATGTTTTATACCATCTTTTCCCTTCTTCTTCCCCTAATAAAGAAATTAGTGTTCTTTCTTTGTAAATCTGTGTAGAATGTCGTACAATCTCTAATTGGATATCAGAAAGCGGAGGTAAACCTAAATATTCTTTATCTTGTACAAATGTTTGAATATCAACAGGTGTTTCTGTAAGATCATCTTGACGCAAAAGCCTATCAAAATCTGCAAGTTCAAGATTCATTCCCATGAAATCAGACATACAAAGCACCACCCTTTCCGTAATCTAGATTTTTTAAACCTTTATGATAGAGGGTTCTGAGTCTAAGTTTTAGGGTTTCCATTTAAACATTATCCGCATTCATGATTTCAAATGCAATTTCAAGTTCAACACGAACTTCGTTAGCAATATCAGGATGCTTTCCAATCACATCTCGCAATACTTTGGAAAGGATTTGGTTTACATTTTCCGCTTTCTGCATACGAGCAATATACTGGTTGTCAGTAGTATTGCCAGTAAGAAGTTTGTGCAGCTGGGCTTTTTTAGTAGCCAACTCGCCAGCTAATTTAATAGCTTGAATTCTTGCAGGAATCATACCGTGATCGGTAGCGATGTTAATAGTTTCCCAAGCTTCCTTGCTCAATTGGTCAAACTCTTGTAAAGCTTTTATTGTATTGAACTGTAGCTTTTCTAGAAAATAAGGGTCAGCCTCAGCCTGTCTATTAAGAATCTTTTTATATTCTACAACATATGATTTAGCTTTATCAACACTTAAAGAAAGGAGTGTTGATATTTCAGAGTAGTTATAGCCTTTAACAAAAAGCAAACCAGCCTCTTCAACATGTTTTAATTCTTCTATTAGGGTTACACCCTCGTATCGTTCAATATCTGACATAATCTTTCAGCGTATTCCTTTGTTACTTTTTCCCAAGTCATATTCTCGTTAATATGCCGAGCACCAGCTAAAGTCTTGTTCAAGACTTCATCGTAGTTTTTTGTTACATATAACATTTTATCACACAAATCATCAAAATTTGGCTCTGCCCACTCTCCAGTATTATCATAGATACCAGTCATATTAATTTTAGACCACTTATAATCTAGAGGAACAGACAACTCTGCGTACTCTTCGCAAGCAGTAGCGTTTGTACAAATCGTTGGGATACCTTTCGCTATCGCTTGAAAAGGAATTAAACCCCACCCTTCGCCGCTTGTTGGGTACAATAAGCAGTCCGCTTCATCATACAATGCAGAAAGAAGGCTATCGCTTAATTTCCAATCTATAACCTCAATTCTAGGATGATCTTTAATAGATGACATATTGCTTGTACCTTTGCTAAGGCGAGCGTCTGGTGGACCATTAGATTTGTAAATAAGTTTATAATTCTCATCCCGAGCAAAAAGATGTATAAATGCATCAACAGCCATTTGAGAATTTTTTCTTGTTGATGGAGAACCTATGTTCATAAATGTAAAAGGTCTATTACGCTTCACCTTACTTGGTGAATACAGCTCTGGATCTACTCCTAGACTAAAAGAGTAAACAGGTTTAGTAACACCAGATTTAATAAAAACATCTTTCATAAACTTAGATGTAGTCCATATCTCATCCATGTTGTTCATGGAGTCAACCCAGTCTTTTCTTAAAGCATTTGTTTCCCAGTAAGTAAAGCCAATTGAATACTTAGAACCACGGACATAACCATCTGGGAGACAGTTGTTGATTATGATTGGGCTATTAGTATTTGTATTAACACTCATATAGTTAATACCAAAATCTAATTTCTGTATTTCTTCTGGAAGATCTGGGGCGAACTCAGAAATGGGAACGCCATGTTTTATTAAATTAGAAATAATATTTAAAGAAGAATCGCCGTAGCCTTCTCCAGCCCTAGCTGCTCCCCCACTATTCCAGAAAATCAATTACTCAATCCTCTTTGGTGAATTTTGGGAATGATAATGGAACTCCAGTGAAATCAGCGACCTTCTCTAAATCATCTCTATCATAACCATGAAGCTTTGTAAACTCTACTCTGTAGTTGTGCCATCCTTGGACACCAGCCCAAAACTTTTTGTCAGTAGTATCTTCAAGTTCAATTAATTCCTCAGACTCAAGCAAAAAGCTTAAAACCCCCAAAGGCATATAAACAACCATGTTGTAGCCTTCGTCTTTACCTTCAGTGAAATCTTTTAA